AAAAAAACCCCTTATACACCCCAAAAACCCCCCCCCCCCCCTTTTTAAAAAAAGGGGGGGGATAAGTTAGATGAAGTGGGCTGAGTAATGTGTTTTATTAACTAAAGGAGCAACAATGTTAAAAGAAAGCGATTTACTTGAAGATCATGATTATGTATCAAATAACGTAAAAATATATAGAGGAACTTTAGTAAGTTGGAGACGTATTTTTAAAGTTAATCGTGCTAATGAAAGTGTGACATATTGTGAAATGAAATGGCTTAAAGATGGTTTAAAAGCGACATTGAAAACTATATCAATCAAAGCATTTTTAAAATGGGCTGTTGCTGATGTAACTAAGGAGACGAAAGAATGAAACTATGTCGTTGCCCTATTTGCCACAGTGACATTCATTTGGATGCGCTGTTGGAAGATGATGCGGGGCGTGAAATGTTGGGGATTATCACTAATTTACGCGGCGATAATGCCCGTGCGTTGGTGAGTTATATTGGGTTGTTTCGCCCTGAAAAATCTGCGCTATCTAATGGGCGTGCGTTGAAATTAATGCAGGAAGTATTAGAGATGTATCAACCTAGTCCATTATTGGCTCATGCGTTGAATGAAACGGTGCAAGCGGTGATGAAGAACCGTCGGGAAACGCGTAATATTCAGGCTTTATCGAACCATAACTATTTGAAGAAAGTGTATGAAGGGGCTAAACCCTTGTTTGCGGTGGTTCGTAATGAAGGCAAAGCCGAAATGCAAAGTACGGTAAAACAAGAAGACAACAATCGCATGGCGGCGATTCAGTATATTGAACGTTATGCTTCTGTTGGGCAGTTGCAATTTGTAGAAAATACGCCTGAATTTGCAATTTGGAAGGCCTGGAAAACAGAACAGGAGAAAGGTTATGCAGCGTAAATCATTAATTGCGAAAATCCATATTGGGAAAAATCAATTGGGACTTGATGATGACACATATCGCGGTTTACTTTCCAATACAACAGGCAAAACCAGCTGCACAGAGATGAGTGACAGTGAATTACACCAAGTCTTGAATGTGATGGCTCAGAAAGGTTTTAAATCCAGTTCAAGCTTTTGGGGAAATCGGCCGTCACCAAGTGAAGATAAGAAAATTTATCTTGCTAAAATTACCGCACTTTTAATCAAACACAATTTACCGAAAGAATATGCTGATGGTATTGCAAAACGATCTTTTACCATTGGTTACGTCCGTGGCAGTTAAAGAAAGTCGTGCAGATGTTGTCAGTGTATGACCGGAATAAAAAGACGTTGTAAGATGAAATTATCAGGTGTAAATTAAAGGCTCTTTGGAGCCTTTTTTATTGGAGAAAATAATGAAAAAATTATTAATTGCTATGATATGTGGCTTGATTTCTATCTCTGCTTTTTCGATGACGGATAAAGCTAAAGGAGAACTAAATAAAGCCTTACAAGGAAATTATCAAGCATTACGAAATGTTGCGTTCGGAATGAAAGACGGATCTTCCGGACAAGATTATAATCCAATTGCAGGTTGTGCATTACGCAAAATCACCTTAATTGTTGCACAAAATGAGACTGATGCTGGGGACTATGGTAATGAATATGTAGATTGTAAAGCATTGTCACCTGATGAATCTGAAAAAGCATGGAAAATGACGCTGCAGCTGTTGCCTCAGGTGTTACAGTTGAAAGGACAAAATTAAGTAGAATTAATCCCACTTCGGTGGGATTTTTTATGTGAATAAAATAGCATAATTATTCACTAAAAATAGTTACATGTGGTTATATATAATTTCTAAATGCTATTTATGCAAAATAAAACGCGATTTAAGATGGGGATATTTTAAGGCAGTATAAACATCGAATTTTTAAAAATCGTGCGTTAGAGAGCGATTAAGGGATTATTTTAATAGATTAAGGTGATATTTAATTGATCTTTTGATCGTTAATATCTATAATTAGTATCAATATTTAGGGGTGACGTGTTTTTATTACCACTAGATATGGAAAAACCCAATTAGCGCCAACTAATCGGGTCTTCCTAAGAGACGGTATCACATTCCTCACTACCAATGACTATGTGATGCCAAACAAACAACCTGCCTTTAAGATGAAAAGCAAGTGGTTTTTGTGTAAACACGGCATAATCATACCTTTTTGCTTTCCATTTTTAAAGGAAAAGTTTATAAAAAGGTAAAAAAAATGCCTCTAATTAGTATAAATGTCCCTCAAGCGGACGATCTTAATAAAGTCCTTTCTGTTGTTAAATGTAAATATCAACATGGTTTTCTCTCTCCTTCGTTGCTTAATCTCACCAAGCGTCAAGTTGATTACTATGCACATAGTGCAAGAATCCTTGGATTTTTAGATAGAAATCTAAACTTAACGAAAAGTGGGGTTAATCTTGCTACAACTTCTATGCCTATGCAATTGATGGCCTTAGCATTTAGAAATTGTGATGTTTACCGAGAATGGGAAAGTTGGTCTCTACATTCAGGGCGAGTGATGCAAGGACATGCAAACCAATTTTTAACTGATTATTTTTCGACAGCAAAACTACCAAGAAATCAACGATTATCTGATAATCAGCAAGGAACTGGTACAATTTCACGTCGAGCAAAAACCCTTGAAGATTGGTACGTTAGACTTTGCTAACCCCTTATTTCTATAAAATCCCACTTCGGTGGGATTTTTTTTATCTTTTTTATGCAAAATACCGCCTTTTTAAAATTTCCGTGTGAGAATGAGCAAAAAATAACATTGCGGAGGTTATTATGGTGGAGAATTTGGAAGATGTAGCGGAACTTCTGCCGGAAACTGTACAACAGATGGTTGATTTAGTTGGGTTTCCTGCTGTTGAAAAAATCATTACAAATTTTGGTGGGGCAACCTTTCGATTTACCGATGGAGCGCATTATTTCCCTAAGCTCAAAGCATTAATTGGTTTGGAAAGTGCGGTGAAATTACGCGAAGCTTTTAGAGGTGAATGGGTTTATATTCCACGCTGCGAAACGGCTTTGCGAGTGTTGCGTAATTATCGCTTTAAGGCTGATTTTGATTGTTTAACCCAACATTTGAACAAATCAGGACGCATGGCCATGCTTGAACTTTGCCCTAAATATCAATTATCGGATCGCAGTGGTTGGGAAATTGTGGCACAAGTGCGTAATCCTAAGGAGTCCAGTAATTTCGCCTTGTTCTAGTGCTGAAGTCGCTCCACTCTTAATCTTACTCTCTTTTTTCGATAATACCCTTAATCATTAATAGATTAAGGGTATTTTTTTATGTCTTTAAATTTTACACAGATTTTCAACCGTTTAATTGGTCATGAAGGCGGCTACGTTAATGACCCAAGAGACCCAGGCGGGGAAACCAATTGGGGGATCACTAAACGTACTGCTCAGGCAAACGGTTATCAAGGCAGTATGCGAGCAATGACGCGTGAGCAAGCTTATAAAATCTACTACTCTGCATTTTGGCTACGTTATCAATGCGACAAAATGCCAGAAGCGGTGGCTTATCAGTTTTTTGATGCTGCGGTAAATCATGGATTAGGTAATGCGAGTCGTATGTTGCAACGTGCAGTCGGTGTTGTTGATGACGGTGTGATTGGCAATATGACGATTGCCGCTATTAAAAAAATGGCGATTTCTGATGTGATTATGCGTTTGAACGCTGAACGCCTTGAGTTTTATTGCAAACTTAGCACTTTTACGACATTTGGTAAGGGCTGGGTTCGTCGCGTGGCTGGCAATCTTAAATATGGAGCAATTGACAATGAAGTTTAAATTTTTAGGCGTGTTTAAACGTGTTTTTAATTGGTTACAAAACCGAGTTTTGACAACCAGAAAACTCCCGCAAAATCGACCGCACTTTTATAGTAAAAACGCATGGAGCTATGCCTTTCGTGGGAAACCTACTCCAGCTGAAGTGATTATGTGGAGATTATGTCAATGAATAAGTTTTTTGAATTATTTACCAATAATGATGGTCGTGCGAGTACGACAGGTTTTATTCAGTTTTTCGGTTTCTTAGTCATGGCCGGTGTGCTGATTTATGCCGTTTATCTTGACCGTTCTACGGTCACTGACTTGTTTTTTTATTTTGCTTGTTTTTGCGGTGGTTCGGCTGCAACCAAGGGCGCTGTAATGGCATATCAAGCCAAACAAACCAAGCCAGAAGAACAGATTACAGGCGAAGTTTATGTCGAACCGGAACAAACGGATAGACCAAGGGGGATTTAATGACGTTACAGATGATTTTAATCGGCTCAGGTACTGCGCTGGCTATTTGTGGTTATGTGGTATTTAAGCTCAAACGTGCAGGGCGTGAAATTGACCGATTATTAAAAGATAACGAGCAGTTGGTGCGTGAAAAAGCAGTCTCCGATACGCAGGTGAAACATTATGAAACGAGAAAACAACATGAAGAAAACAGTCGTAATGCTGACCGTGACACTCTTATTGATGGGTTGCACAAGTCAGGGGATCTCCGTGATTAATGCAAGTTGTGCCGGTTTCTCGTTGATCTCCGCAAGCCGTCAAGATACGACAGAAACCTTGCGTCAAATTAAAGTACATAACGATACATATCGAACCATTTGTCAGCGAGGTGAAAATGGAAGTGCACATTAATGGGATGATGATTTTTAATGGGTTGGTATCTGTTGCGGTGTTCTTTATTGGTGTGTGGTTTAAGAAATTAGACAGTGAGTTTAAAAGCCTGCATGACGAAGTTAAAGAAGTCAAGCGCGATTATGTCTCAAAAGAAGTGGCTAGTATCACCAATCAAAGCATTTTAGATAAATTAGGGGCAATTTCTGAGCAATTGCAGTCCATTACGAAAAAATTAGATAACAAGGCAGATAAATAATGTCAGCAAGAGATCGGAAACGCTTAGAGCAATTAACCGAAAGCGCACAAACAAATGCAAAACTAGATGAAATTTTAGATTTGACCCGTGCAGTCAATCATAAAATCGACCGTTTAGATGGGCGTGTGGATGATATTGATGTCCGTTTAGCTAAGGTAGAAAACAGTATGGCTAAATTGGGTGTGCGATCCGCTTTAGTTGGCGGTCTGGGCGGTTTATTGGTATCGGTTGGATTTGAGCTAATCAAAGCCAAATTAGGAGGCTAGTGAATATGGCACATGATGAAAAAACCAAGGCAGATGTGCGCCGTTATTATGTGTTTGATTGCTTAACGCTGGAATTAGCCGCAGAAAAAGCCAAAGTGTCCTATAACACTGTACGACGCTGGAAACGTGAAGCCGAAGCTCGTGGCGATAATTGGGACAAAGTGCGTGATGCATCAACAATGGCAAGTGGAAAGGTTGAAGATGTAGCTCGTGGCATGCTCACTACCTTTGTGCTTTATTTTGAAAGTACCATGGATGAGTTGCGTAAGACCGAAGACTTGCCTGTTAGTGAGAAAGCAAAACTGATTCAAGGCTTGGGTGACAGTTACTCGAAAATGGTGGCGAGCAGTAAGCGGTTGTTGCCTGAAGTGTCTGAGTTGGCGACAGCGTGGAAAGTTATTGAGATGGTAACTAATCTAATCAAAACTAAACATTCTGATTTATTGCCTACCTTTTTGTCTGTTTTAGATGACTTAGAAAGCATTGTTAAGCAGGAGTTTAAATAATGGAAAAGCAAAATCAAAGCATTGTGCATAAGCATTACTATTTTCGCTGGATTGTGCAATTTGTCTGCATTGTATGTGCTTTTAAGTTAATGGCTGCCGGTATCAAAGGTTGGGGCTGGCTTTTATTTATTGCGGTAGTGTTATAGATGAAATACAAAGATTTCGAAAAACAACTCGAACAACTACGTGCTGAATTACAGCGCAATATCGAAGCGAATTTTGAAGGTTGGGATGATAAACCGCATGCGATTGCAGAGCGTCGTAAGAAAGTCTTAGATAAAGAAAAAGGGTTTGAATATTTTGTTCAAGCCTATTTTCCGCATTATGTACGTTCTCCACATAAATCCCAGTTACACGAATATCTGTTTAAAAATCTTCCGCTTTCGGTTGAAGAAACAGATAAATCCGTCCGACAAGCTATTGCCGCACCCCGCGGTGAGGCGAAATCCACTATTTGTACGCAATTATTCCCGCTTTGGTGCATGGTATGTAACCTTAAAAATTACATTATTATTGCTATGGATACCAAAGAGCAAGCCTATGGCATGTTAGAAGCCATTAAAGTTGAGGTTGAGTCAAACCCAAGACTTGCTATTGATTTCCCCGAACTTACGCCGGGCAAAGTTTGGCGTGCCGGTGCAATTCTTACGTCTAAAGGGCAAAAAGTGGAAGCGGTCGGTGCTGGGCAAAAGCTACGTGGACGTCGCCATGGAGCTTTTCGTCCTGATTTAGTTGTATTAGATGATATAGAGAACGATGAAACTGTTCAAACACCTGAACAGCGCAATAAATTACACAACTGGATTTTAAAAGCCGTTCTAAAACTTGGTGCCGCCGGTGAGAAATTTGACGTAATTTACGTCGGCACTATTTTGCACTATGACAGCGTATTGAACCGAATTTTAAATACTAAAGGCTGGAGAAGTGTCCGATTTAAAGCCATTTTGCGCATGCCGGACAATATGACGTTATGGGATGAATGGGAAAACATCTATTTGTCTGAAGAAGGCGACGACGACACCTTATCTGACTTATTTTATCAACAGCATAAATCGGAAATGGATGCTGGTTCCGTTGTGTCATGGCTTGCCCGCCCAATTTTATATTTAATGAAAGAACGCGCCAAAGACGGACATTCGGCATTTGATTCCGAGTATCAAAATGACCCGGTCAGTGGCGATGACGCGATTTTTGCCAATAGTCTCCATTATTGGACAGAGTTACCTAATAACTTGATTTATTTTGGTGCGGTTGACCCATCACTGGGTAAAGCAGGTGCAAGCCGTGACCCGTCTGCGATTTTGGTTGGCGGCTATCACAGAGAAACTGGCAAATTGTATGTAGTTGAAGCGCAGATTAAAAAGCGTTTACCCGATTTAATTATTGAGGACGTTATTCGCCTACATACACAGTATAACTGCCATCGTTGGTTTGTAGAGACAGTACAGTTCCAGGAATTTTTAAAAACCGAGTTGGTTAAACGTTCAGCTGCGCGCGGGAAACCTGTGCCTGCTACGGCAACAAAACCCAATAGTGACAAAATGCTTCGCATTGAGAGCTTGCAACCGCATATTGCCAATGGATTAATTTTATTACACCGCTCACAATCCACCCTTGAATCACAGTTAAGACATTTCCCAAAAGCTGACCATGATGATGGTCCAGACGCACTGGAGATGCTATGGCGTAATGCAGTAAGTAGTTCTGCAGCGATTGAATGGATAAGTATTAGTGAGTTAGATGATAGCGATTGGGATGAAGATGAATCGGATCTTTATTCTGTGTGGAAACAATAAGGTGAATTTATGGGATTGTTAGACAA